TTTAATGATTTGTATAGCGTGGGGATTTACTTTTGGCTATCTCGTGGGAAAGTACGTAGAGTGGGATTAATTAAATCCTACACGCTTCCAATAGTCACAGTTAGTGAGGGTAATCTTTTTGAGCATTGGCGTGTCTCTCATAAAAGACATAAGCAACAAAAGCAAGATGTAAATCATTATTTAAGTGAACTTTCTGCTTATAAAGATAAGAAAATTACTGTAAAATTGATCCGTATAGCATCTAGAAAACTTGACGCACATGATAATTTACGCATGAGTTTAAAATTTGTCGTTGATGCAATAGCCGATATTTTGAATCCCGGGAAAGCGGCAGGGAGAGCAGATGATAGCGATTTGATTGAGTGGCAGTATGATCAAGAGAAAGGCAAGCCGAAAGAGAAGGCGATAAGGGTAGAAATTTATGCCCGATGATATGTGCATGTGTCCGGGGGATGGTTGTCCTTTAAAAAATGAATGCTATCGCTATAGAGCTAAAAAAGCGCATTATGACCAGCTCTATTTTAGAGATGCTCCAAATGACGGAAGAAAGTGTGAGTATTTTATTAGATTTCGTGAGGAATCAAAAGTAAAGAAATGAAAACTCAAAGAGCAATACTCCTGATAAATTTTATCAGCCAGTTAAAAAAATGCCCGTGTGCAAAGTGTGATAAAGAAATCGAATTTATCAAGAAAGAATTGAATGAGATTTATCCGGAATATGTAACGCATGTTTAAAATGACCGTTATTGCTAACGGCCAAGTATTCAGTAAACATCCTAAGACGAGTTTATTCGTCAAAATAACTCTAAAATAATATATGGATTATGTCAATTATGACCGATGAACTTACAGAAGACTTGCAAAACATGAGCAAAGAAGAGCTGATGATGCTTTACGCAGTTCAGACGGCAAAAACGAGCCTAGAGCTTTATTTAACAGATGGGCTTACGTCACAAGATTATAGCATGACTTATCAGATTCTGAGTCAGGCACTCTTGTACGTGCAAAATAATCGAGATGAAAAGTGATATATAATCGCGCTTAAAGTTCAGCCTACGGGCTTTTAATCAACCAAAAATAGGAGATTTATGAAAACGTTACTACTTGCAACTTTAGTCCTCTCGTCCTGCGCTTGCTATGCTAACGTCGTCAAGGGACCTGATAAAAACGGTCACTATGTCGTCGATAATTGCGGAAAAGAAATGGAGTGCAAAAATTCTAAAGTTAAATTGATGCCAGAATCTGAGGCAAGACAGATGCAGAGTTTTAAATCTAATTCACCTATCGCTTTATTTTAAATTTTGACTCCAAGAAAGTCATTGGGGCTTATGATTTGCTTTTGCATTTTATAGCCCCTTTTTCATCAAAAAAAAAAGCACAAAAATTTTCTTTTCTTTTTTATTTAAACTTAGTAGTTTACAGGAAAGTTAAGAGGTCAAATGCCGTCAGAGATATCCATTACAGTTAAAAACGATGAAAAAAGACAGACAACTAAACATTTGATTTACGACGTTTACGCAGTGCATGAGGAAGACCCGCTTATTAAGGATCTTATGGATAAAGCTGTCAAAGAATTTAATGATACTCCTGATAAAGTCAGCGTAAAAATAACTATGGAAGTGAAATGAATTACGAAGCTGTACTTTATGACACGGACGGATGCGATCACGTTTTGAAATATGTCAATAAATTTGAACTTGATTCTCTTTTTAAAGCTTATGAAAATAATTGGGCATTTTTTGGCTGTGGCATCTGCATTAAAATGGCCGATGTTAAGTTGATTAGATACAAAGAGGTTGAATAGATGCCAGCAGGTAGACCACGAACATCCACACCTCCACCCGAAGAAATGATTCTTTTAGGTGAGGAAATGCTTAAATGGATAGAAAATAATAATCCTATTCATCTTTCTCAATGGTGGAGTATAGAAAAGTTTATTGATTCTAAAGTGTGGCGTAATATGATTGAAGCTTCTGAATTTTCCCCCTATTATACGAAAGCTTTAAAAATGATCGGAATGAATTACATTAGTAAAGATTCTTGTGTAGAGCCTAGAATTAAAGATAGATGGCAAAGAGTTTACTTTAAAGACTTGAAGAATGAAGAAGACGAAACAGCACGATTTTTGCAATCTCTCCGCATTGAAGAACTTGAAAAGCTTCCGACTGACGTATTAGACAAGTTTACTGCTTTGATGGCTCAAATGAAACACAATCAATCCTCAAACAGTGATTTGACAAGCAAAAGCGCAGAGACTAAATCATAGCCCGTAATAGGCGCATTTAAAGCGTTGGTAGGAAGATTTTCATATGACTTTATCATCTCATCCAACATTTTTAATTTTTCTTTTCGTGTTGGTTTTTCTATGTAAAGCGGCTTTACTTCTGCTTTTTCCTCGTCTTTGACAGTAATAATTATCTCATTCCCTTGATCATCTACTCGTAGGAAATTACTCCAATCATTAGCCATAGCGGTATATTCGTGGGCGCCTCCTGTGATGCTAATCTCTCCACATTTGCAAGAGACATGATCGTGAAGATGAAAGCTTTCAATGATTGAGTGACATAGCTTGCATTTAGCTCTATTTTTCATGAATTAGCCTTTGTGATATCGTGACGGCATTATGAAAGATTTATTAGCCCCAAAGCAAGTCCAATTTATAAACGAAAGCACGCGCCATTGGAATTTAGCACACGGTTCAGTTCGCTCAGGCAAGACCGTGGGCACGCTTATACGTTTTATGCAAGCAGCATATGATTGTGTGGATAGTCAAATCTTTATGGTTGGACATAGCTCGGCTACAATCTACGAGAATGCCATCCGATTACTTCTAGAGTCAGAGCAACTAAGCGTATTCCGTCCCTTCTGCACGTGGTATGCAGGCAAACGCCAACTAAAGTTCAGGGATAAGACTATCTCATGCCTAGGAGCCAAGGATGAGGGCGCAATAGGCCAATTCCAAGGTAAAACGATGAGCCTTGTGTATTGCGATGAGATCACGCTTTATCCTGAGTCCATTATTGACATGATCGACACACGGCTTTCAAATCCTTGGAGCATGGGCTTTGCGTCTATGAACCCGTCGCATCCGGGACATAAGGTTAAGCAATGGATAAATATGGCCGAGGAGGGCGACCCGAACTACTATCAATTGCATTTCACGTTAGATGACAATCCTTATGTCGATGATGCCTACAAAAACAGGATCAAGGCTAGCCTTTCAGGGCTTTTCTATAAGCGGAATTACCTTGGCCTATGGTGCCTTGCTGAAGGAGCTATCTTTGACTTCTTTGACAGAGATATTCATGTTCTTAAACGCCCTCCGCGAGCTGCAGAATATTGGATAGCAGGGATAGATTACGGAACTAGCAATGCATTTGGATGTGTGCTAATTGGTGTTTCAACAGGTCACGCGACACAGACGGGAAAATGCTTATGGGTAGAGAAAGAGTATTACTGGAATAGCAAAGCCACCGGCAGGCAAAAGGTCAATAGCGAGTATGCTCGGGATGTTGAGGAATTCTTAGAGCCTTATGGCGTAAGAGCTATTTATATTGATCCAAGCGCGGTAAGTATGAAGTTAGAGCTTCAGCGTAAAGGGTTGCCCGTCATACAGGCAGATAATGACGTGACCGAGGGTATTAGGGAGATGACAAGCCAGATGGCAGAGGGTAATTTATTCGTACTGGATTGCTGTCCTAATCTAATCCGAGAGATTGAGGGTTATGTTTGGGATTCAAAGAAAAGTATTGAGGGTGAAGATGCTCCAGTTAAGAGGGGGGATCATTTATGTGACGCTTTAAGATATTGTTTGAATACAGCCAAAATAATAACCTACAATCCTTACACTCACAACCCTAATCAATATTTACAAAATAGGTTTTCACGATAGTGTTTACATAAATTCTTAGACATGATACCATAAGTTACATGGAACATCAACTACATTTTAATCGTAAATTCTACAAAGATTTAAAAACTGGGTATTGGATATCTACCGATCGCCCAAGAACAAGAGCCCATCGATGGGTTTGGATATCTATTCATGGATTGATACCTAAGGGTTATCACATTCATCATAAAAATGATGATAAATCAGATAATTCTATTGAAAATCTTGAATTGATAGAACAATCAAGACATATGAGAATTCATTATACTGAAGAAAAAAAAGAATGGGCTAAAAAATGGGTTGATGAAATACGACCATTAACTAAAGCATGGCATGCAAGTGAAGAAGGAAGAGCATGGCATAAATTACACGCATTAAAATGTAAATTTGGGAAAGGTGATCCAGTCAAGTACACCTGTAATTGTTGTGGAAAATCTTTTGAAAGCACAAAAAAAGCTAGAGCTTTTTTCTGTTCCAATAATTGTAAAAGTAAATTTAGACGCGATGAGGGATTAGACGATGTAGAAAAAAAATGCCCATCTTGCCAAAGCGTATTTAAAAGCAACAAATACGCAAAAACAATTTATTGCTGTCGAGCTTGTGTTTTCAAAAAATAGCACCCAAGACACATTGATATATTTAAAACTTTAATGTACATTCTACTTTTAGCCAGAAAAGGCTAATCGGAGGACGTCATTTCACTTACACCAACAGCATGGAACAATTCAGTCGAGCCAAATGAAGGCAATATAAGAACGTGGATGACTGGCCTTTATACGCGTTATCAGCCGTTAGAAAGCGCGAGATGGAATCAAGCCAACATCGATACGCTCTTTTATGCTGGCGAGCAATCCTTCGTTAATCGCTATTTCAATTTTAACAACACCCGATCGAACAACAACTATTATTTTAACCTGATTCAACAGCCTATAAACATTGTCACGGGTTATGAGCGTCAGCACCGCAAGAATTTTAATTATATTCCCACAGAAGGCGCAGATCCTCTCACTACCGATCAATACAATAAGCTGATCACTCATGCGTGCAATGCCGGAAGTATTCATGAAATGAAGTCTAAAGCAAAAGAGCTTGCTGCTATCTCTGGCATGGTTTTAGCTCAGCCTTACTTAGATTTCACAGGAGATGATCAGGCTCAAGGCACGCTTAAGGTCAAAATTTGGGAATACAATAGCTTTATCGTAGATCCCTACTTCCGTAATCCAGATATGTCCGACGCTCAGTTTGTTTGGTGCCAAGAGTACATTAGCAAGAACGAAGCAGAGGCGCGATTCCCTGGAAAAACACAGGGCATTAACTCTATGTCTGGAGCTTCTCAAACATATGGCTCCTTCTACTTCTTGCCTGAGAATTACAACTTAGCTAAAAACGATCTTCTTGTGGTGTCATATGTCTGGTACAAATGGAGACGCAAAAAGAAGCGTCTTTATAGCCGTACTCGCAACCAATTCTTTGACTTTGCGGGTGGTGATGGCAATCTAGAGTCATTACTTTACAACATCCCAGATATGGAAGAAGTGACTGTGGAAGTGCCATGCTGGAAACTTTGCGTTGTCCTTAACGATAGATTGATGTTCCAAGGCGAAAACCCTCTTGGCTTTGATGCTTGCCCATTCGTTCCGTATTATTGGAACTACGATCCTCATATAAACTATCCTGAGTTACGGGTAAGGTCATTAGTCCGTCCCATGCGCACGCCTCAGTTTCTAGCGAATCATAAGATCATAAACAATAATGATATTGCAGCAGCAACGATCAACGCAGGTTGGAAGCGCAAAATTGGTGCAGTAGCTAACGAGGACAATCTTAAGAAAGCCGGGCAAGGTTGGGACGTAATTATCAATCTCGGCTATGAAATGACTGACGTTGAAAAAATCATCCCAAGCGCAGTTCCTGAGTCAGATCTAGCACTAGCCCAGCAGATGATTGATTTAGTTCCTACTGTTGCCGGTATCAATGTCGAGAACTGGAGCGGTCAAGAAAATAAGCAGATTAGCGCATTGACTACACTAATGAAGCAAGCGGCTAACCTGCTTGTATTTCAGAAATACTTTGATCAGTGGGATTTGTCTGATAGCCTGCTTGGAGATTTACTTTTACAGATTCCTTTAAACAACTGGAACGCTGAAAAAGTGGCATTGTACATTGGCGAGGAACCATCGCCTTATTTCTACTCTAAAGTGTTTAGTAAATATCAAGTACTTGTCGAAGAATCAGACCTCACGCCTACTCAAAATAACTTGCAAGCCCAACAGATGATGGAGATCAATGAGAGATTCGGCCGAGAGGTATTTACTCCTTCCATGATCATTCCTAAGATGAATATCTCTGGCAAGTCTGAAATCATTAAGATACTTGAGCAACAAGAAC